TCACCTATAGCAACGCTATTTGCTGCTGTAGCTTTTGCAAGTTGACCTATCGCAATACTATTATTACCTTGCGCCCCATAGGAGGTAGTATTGTTTACAATCTGAGCAGCAAAACTATCGTCACCATTTGAGTTACTTTTGCCAATCGCTACTGATTTATCGTGACTAGCTGCACTATCGACACCTAAAGCCAATGAGCTACCGCCCGTAGCTTGAGCGCCTCTGCCAAGCGCCATAGCCTTACTGTTGAAACCGCAATCTGAGAAAGCACCTATAGCAATATTCTGAGTTGCAGTTCCACAATTTGCTCCTCTACCAATAGCAATTCCATCATCCGCATTTCCTGCAACGGCTGATTGACCTATAGCAATTGTGTTAGTACCAGTTGCAGATGGCTTGGTAGATGTGCCATCATAGTTTTGAGCAAAGAGATCAGTCTCTGGAATATCCTCAGCCGTAGCCCCGATAAACACAGTCGCTGAACCGCTAAGGTTAATCGCTGCGTCTGCATTGCTGCTTTCGCTTACCGTGCGTGATAGGGTGGTGCCAGTGGCTGTATAGGTGCCTGTGCCTATCTCGAATGCACCGCCCGTATCCTCAATAACGTACCTTACTACATCTGCGTTTGCCACACCAGCATCAGCAAATGTCTGATAGCCACTCTCAGCACTGCCAAGCGTAATGGTTCCAGTACCCGTTGTACTGGTGGACATCTTTGCCCTATTTTTGAGAACAGCCATTGTTTAGCCTTTATGCAGGATCTGGAATACCGATAGTGAATGAGGCTAGAGTAAAGGTGTTGCCACTCGTAACTGACTGAGAGGCGCTGAGAGTGCTAGTAGCAAGCAAACGTGAGTTTACTGTATCTACAATAGCATAATGTGTTGCTGTACCTGTGCCTGTAATTGAGCCATCTGTGATAGCTGCTACAGTTACTTCACGACCACCACCAGAACGATCAGCAGGTGCTGCGATAGAAAGTGATGTTGAGTTACCTAAAGCATATGTTGCATTAGCTTCTGTGTATGTTGTAGCTTCCTGAGAGGTCACTACGATCTTATTGGCTTCCGTGTCTAGGACGCTTAAGCCAGAGTCAAGGACTCGATCATTTAAAGTTGCCATTATTCAGTTTCCTGTTCTTTTGGTTGTTGCGTTGACTCTGGGTCATACTTCAATTCAGCAATATCCATAAGGTCTTGAATAACTTCTGGATGATCACTTACGTTAATGTCGGCTCCATTCAAGTTGCGTAGGAATGCTGCAATCTCACGTAAGTCGTGTGGAGCCACATCACCAGCTACAATAGTCGGCATCAGGTCATAGTTCAGACCGTTCAACTCCCAGAGGCGCTCGACAAGCTGTTTATTGAGGACATCAACAATAGCTTGGATATAACTCTCTAATGCACGAAGGAACAGGTCTGTCTTAGACTTGGAGAGGGCGTAAGAGCCAGTGTTACCACCACCAAGCATAAGAAACTCAGAAAGAACACTACGAGCAATATCATGCTGGTAACGTCTTACAATAGGATCAATGTCAATATTACGGCTACCACTAGAAGACATAAGCTCAACATCTACCAGCTTCTGGTTGGTAGGCGCTCCGTCTTTATCGGGATAGGTGTCGGAAGGCAGAATAATGTATCCTTGCTCATTGAACTTGACATCCCTGAGAATAGATTGCAGGTTATTGACAAATCCAGACTGTGTGGCTGTTGCATCCCCTGACAAGTACTCAGCAGGAATACGAGCAACAGGGATACCAGCAAGTTCCCTCTCAACTGCTATAGCCTCAATAGACTGTAGGTTATTGACATATTCATAAGAAGTATAAGCATTGCGAAGAATAGACCTACCAGCAGGGTCACCATTAATCGTTGTCGTGCGGTAGTACAGACTTTTACGAGTAGGTATATAATTAGAGTTGTTATAGCCCGACCCGTCCTGATAAATACCTTTAACATCACCAGTCTGCTGATCTACATCAAACCTAGAGATTGTCCAAGGCGCACGAATAGCAATCTTCCGTACACCCATACGGCCATCAGAGTACTTAGAACGCTTCTTATCACTTCTTTCAGTAGGGCCATTACGTCTTTTATAGATGACTTCAAACCAAGCAAAGCCATACGACAAATTCGATAAGGACTCAGCAATATGGTCATCAAGGGTATGGTCCATATCATCAAGTACAGACTCAACGAACTCAGCTTCTTTCTTAGCTTCTGCACTATCATTAGCTGGCATCACCTTTAAATCGACATCACGAAGGACTTGTTCAGTAGCATACATGACAGCACCGATAGTACTGTCGTTATCTCTCATCTCACGGTACTTGCGTATAGCTTTCTTGCCACGCAACTCAGGTAGAAACTCATCAGCCCGTATCTGACCATTGTAGGTGTTGTCACCCGCTACACCTAATATCTTCTTGGCCTCTGTCTCTGAGAGCTTCTTAACCATTATCTTAGTCCCTTGGCGCTACTATACGCTAGTTTAAGCGTAGGTTTTGCGTAGCCATTGAGTGATAGGTCCGTTATAGCCCAAACTAAAGCATCAAGACGGTCTGGTGAGCCTGTGGACCCTAGAGGTTCCCACTGTACCATCTGATCTTCTAATTCATTAAGGCCCTTTACGTGTTTTACTTTTCCTTGTTCGTAAAGAGCAGAAACTGGTTCAGCCCGTGCCATCTTCCCTCTGGATGCATGTACGAGCTTAATGGGTAATGTCGGATCTTCTGTCTGTAAGGTATGACGAACCATGTCACCACCTTGGTTTCTTTCCGCTACAATTCTATCTGCTGAGTGAGTGTGATAGAGTTCGGAGGCTTTTGCTGCCCATTGTTGCGGTGTGTATCTTGCAGTGTGGTCTTCTAAAGCGTAAGCTATTCCGTTGACATCAATACCGGCCACTACAATACCAGTCATATCACTTTCTGCATTTGATGTGATAGCTGGATCGATAGAAACAACCACCCTATTAAGAGATGGTACGTCATCCTTGTCTATCTCACACTTAGCAAGTTGTTGTCTATTCCATAATGCGCCAGATGCTTCATCAAGTATTTCTGCATATAGTTCTTGTCTACCTAACCTTGTTCCCTCATACGTCTTCTTTACTGCCTCTAAGAAGGTATCGGCTAGATTGGCTGCATTATCATAGGTACTCCCTTTGCTAATGATCGTCTTGTCGTCTGCGAGTATATTTCGGATTAGCTTGGTTGTCTTAGGTGTGGTGGTGACAAAGACTTGGGGTCTTTTGCCTAGACGTAAACCAAACTGTAGCATGTCCCATGTTGCTTGTGCATTGTTCCAAGCACATAACTCATCAGTCCATGCGGAATAAGCTTGCGGTCCCCTTAGTCGTTCTGGGTCTTCCGCTGAGAAGAAGACTGCTTTTGAGCCATTCTCCCATGTAAGAGTATTGTTTGTGGGGGACCATACAGGGAAACCAATGTGTTTTCCCCTATATGTCTTATCACCCTTCCAACAGACATTGAGTAAACCACTATCACCCTCAACCATAACCCTGCGAACATCACCTTTAGTAGGTGCAACACAGTGGACAATCTTATCGCCCTTCTTGATCCTGTGTCTGACCCATTCGGCTCCAGCACGGGTCTTACCCCAGCCACGACCAGCAAGTGCAACCCAAACATTCCATATACCCTCTGGCTCTAACTGTTCAGGCCTAGCCCAGAAGTTCCAGTCATGCTGTAACTCTTCAGTCTTCTTTGGGCCTAATTGTTGTAATACTGATGCAACTTCAGAGTCGGGTAACTCTCTAAGAGTCTGTGCTGTTATCACTACTCTTTCCTAACAGGTTCATCAGAGCGTCAATGGCACTTTCATCAGTGTCAGCGTCCTCTGTGCCCTCTACCTCTACCTGCGTCTGTGTAGGTGACCAGCCGCCCTTACTCCGTAGGAATAGTTCAGCAGCTTTAAAGTCACCGTCTAACGCTTGCTGGATGACAACAGAACCTACAGCCCCTACAATAGAGGCTTTCTCTTCTGCTATGTCTTCTCCATAGAGCTTATAGAACGTAGCTGTGCTAGAGGGAGCATTCTGATACTTCTGTATGGATGACAAAATGTCTTTGACAGCTACGCCACTGCGAATACCTTCTCGCACTTTCTTAGCTATCACAGCACTATATGGTAATGACGGTAAGGGCATCTTATATTAAGCGAGGACAAATCAACGTCCCTCGTCTTCCTCTTATACATTATGTTGTGTGAAGGTTCGGACGGTTTTGTCCTCTGATTCGTATTGTGACACAAAGAAGACAATTTGTCAAGTAAAAAATGAGTAGAATGACAAATAAGTTGTCTTTTCTCTATACTATAGTATAGTTCTATTGTTTTGGCAGGGTTTTTTTTTTTTACCCTGCCTGTTCTATAGTATATACTATAGTATAAGGACAGAAGTGATTCGTGTCAATAGTTAATTTAGTAGGTGCGACAATTTGTACACTGTGTGTACTGTAGTTGTTCCGCATGTACAACCCTAACGTGTACTATACCTAATGGAACTAAATTTTTTATGTTGTCAATATGGGTGGTAAAAGGGCCGAAACGAATCACTTGCCGGTTTTTTCAAGGGTCCCATGCACGAATGCTTTGTAAACGCAAGAAAAAACGACCGGTCGGAGGGGCCTGTGGCAAGCCCTATGGTTTCCCTTTGTGATCACGTTGGAAAGATCGACCGGCCATTTGTGATCACAGAACAAAAGGTAAGACCATGACAAAACAAGTAAAACCCAATTTGTCAGACAGGCCCAAAAGAGGCCCGTACAAGAGCCAAAAGCAAAAGAGGCATGGCGACCCCTTTCGCCTTTGGTTTAGGTACACTCTGCGGCCCGTTTTAGTGGGTCGCAAAGGCGATTGCTTTGGTGGTTTCATGCCAGCACAAGGCACAAGAGGCACAAGACTCCGTTTTGCCCTCTTGTTCAGGACAAGCGATTGCGTCCCCTTGATCAATCAACCGGTCGGTCAAGGGGTCGTCAAGTGACAGGGCCGAGTCAGTGATCCAAGGCTGGCCTGACCAACGCACCCTGAACCGGTCGGGAAACCTTGTCTTGATTGCGTCGATGGCTCGACCCATTACTGAGTCCTTGCGTAGGGCCGTGAACCCGAAGACATGCAAAGACCGGTAACGCAATAAATGCTGATGCCATTGGTCAATGTATTGGATAGAGTAGAAGTCACCTAACACATGCAATCGAAGGGCGAAGGGTTCACCCTTTCGATCAAGGGCCGATAGCTCAGAATTGATTTGCATTTCTAATGCTGGTCCCGCCTCATATCGGGTCGCATAACGCATGTTATTGCCAAAGCAATCAACCCAATGGATGCAATAGGTCGGACAAGTGGTGCGTTCTGCTAATGTCAGGCTTTTGATCCGGTAACCTTTCCAAACCCCTTTGCGGATCACTTTGCCCAATTTCTTATTGGTCGAGTCTTTGAGAACCCTTTCATTTGGTCCCATGTCTTCGACCCTTCGAACCTTGTAAGGGAACAAGGGACGGCCCTGTTGAGCCGCCTCTTTTGTCTTTATTCCGACCATTGGAAAAGCCCTTCCGAAAAATCATATGCCGGTTTTACGGCTGCGGAAAGATTCAATGTTCGGTAGTGATCAAAGAGGGTTTTCATTTGGTCGATTGCCTCTTGAAAATCACTTGCCCCAAACCGGTCGACTCCGTCGATTAGAAGGCCTTCTAGCCGGTGAAGGGCCAGAACGTAGAGTCTGGCCTCTTGATCGATCAAAGGCCTTTCTACGGTGCCTTCCCCTGAGCAATCAGGACAAGCCACAAAAGGCCCTTCTGGATCATTTGCGGAAAGGGCTTGAGTCACTTCCCCAAGCCCTGAGCAATTGCCGCAATCCGTCAATTCAGGAATCATTTATAGGCCTCTTTTCCGTTGCGGATTTTGTAGAGGGTCGCCATGCAAATCTCAAAAGCTTTGCACAATTGTTTATTGGTCAATTGCTTTGCGTTCCCTTCACCTTTGGCCTTGCGTTCTAGAATGCTCTTAAGCAATTCTAGCCGCTTGCCTTTGATCTTTGCCGGTTTCCCTCTTTTGGCAAATTGATTAGGTGCCTTTGGGGTTTCATGCCGGTTAGTGAAGGCCCCTTTGGAGCCTGCCAATTCCTCCAGATTGCTTAAAAATTTATGCAATTCTGAATAGGCCTGTTGCTTTGGTTTACCGTCATAAAAACAATAAAAATCAGCGTTTTGACAAGCTTCCAAATATCTAGAAACAATCATTGCTTGCGTAAAATACGCATCTTCTTTTTCTTTGCCTGTCAATTCTGTGATTGACTCATGTTTGTCTATAGACTCGCAGAAACGCACATGCGCATTAAGTAGAGTTTTAAGGGTTTTCTTCGTTAAATAAGGCATTTTTGACTCCATTGTT